CATTTCAAAAACGTATTTTTTATATTCGTCTACTAACATAGGATCAGCAGAAGCCATTAATTGTTGGTCTGGAGATTTAGGTCCTTGATCACCTGTATAGGTAATGTCTGATGCTCCCGTGTCTAGTGATGATATTCCTGTTCTATCTATAGCCATAATTTTCTGTTAATTTGTTAAGAGCAGGAATTTCGCCTGGGTTAATAATATTACTTTGTTTGTACAAAGAAATCAAGCCTATGTTGTAACGATTCTAGGTTTAATTTCGAGCGCAGACAATACGACATGTAATCTATTTGCCGTTGCTGCGGTTACTTTTATAATTTCGCTCTCTGCGACGACTAGTGGTGCCGAAAGCAGTTCTGATGTTCCACTGGCCGAGATTGCTTTAACGCTAAACAGGCTGAAAACAGCACTATCTGTATCAGTTATTGTAACTGTTATTGTATCCGCGTTTCCTGAATCTTCGGACACGAGGATTGATTTAATCACAGCGGTTGTTGCTGTGGGTACCGTATACAAAGTCGTAGCACTGGTACTCGTTAAATCTACCTTTTTGTTTACAAATGTATTAGCCATTATGCCATAAAGAAGCTTTCCGCTTCTGCCTCTTCTTTTATATCCTGTTGAAAGGATGTGTTTAATTTTTGTACTATACTATCAACGTCTCTAACAAATGATTGTTGAATCTGTTGATCGTATTTCTCTAAAGGTTGTGTTAATGATTGTACTATTCTAGCCATTATCTTCTTCCATCCGCTTGTATATCTAATCTAAATGTTCCAAGTTTCCAGTGTTGTTTAGTACTTGTATTGTCAACCTTTAAAGATATAGCTCTTGCTCTTGCACGTGTGTCTATTTTAGTTGTGCTTGTTGTTGTAGTAAATGGACCTAATGAAGAACTCGCCTGTGAGTCCGTTGGATAATTTTTTAAATTTAATGTCACTCTTGCATCACCCGTTTGTTGTAAAAAGTCTGGAAGCACTCTTCTAATTTTCATCATGTGTTCACCATCTCCTCTTAAATCTGCGCCGCCCTGTCCTGCTGATATATCAAAATCACCTGATTCAATACTTGCAGCAATAGCGGTAGCTGATCCTGCTTTAATTTGATTAACTCCTGTTTCGTGTTCATAGTAAGTTGTAACACCATCCGTATTACCAACTGTAGAATCACTCGTTGCATCAGAATCATATTCTGTTGCATGTGGTTTTCCAAATATATGTGAATCAGACCATGTTGATCTTGCCAACGTACTCGTAGTCCATACAGGTCGCTCTGGTGTTGAATCCATATAGTTATAAGTTACCGATCTATTATTAGATGCAGCGCCACTTCCTGGATAAAACCAAGTCACTTCACCAAACAGATTGTTTAATCCTGCATAAATATGCTGTCTAGGAACTGTATTAATATCATCGTAAACATAGTCTTCAACTAAACATGCTAGTGAATCTAGTTTACCAGTGTATCTAAAGAAACCATTCTCTGACATCCAGTAAGCAGAACCATCTACTTCAACAGCTGCGTTCTTTCCAATCAATCCACAGTTCGTTCCAACTTGTTGAAATGAAAATACAAAAGGTGCACCAACAAATCTCATAATAAATAAAGATGTGTCTGTCCAAATGTAAATTGCATCCCGACCTCTAATCGCTGCAACGATCCGTGTTCCGTCGGCCAGTCTCTGTGTACCAGCGGTATTGGTTGCTGAAGGCGTATACGAAGTTGATGCATTAATTGATTCTTGATCCGACCAACGTATGTACATATCGTCCTGTGTACTAGTTGTACCAATGGTTGTTTCTGTTCCAAAGAAAACTAAGTGTCTATCGGGAGTGGATACTAAAGTTTGTATTGCAGCCGTTGGAGCATTAGCAACAATTGTTGCTCTTGTAGATGTTGCTCCCGTTGCATCTGAATTCCATTCAAAAGTTGCACCATCAAATATAGTTGCAATTAGTTTATTTCCAAAATTATCCAATGACCATAGACCAGGGGCCGTTACAATATCACCAGTTTGCGATGCACCCCACTTGGTGTAGTCGGATGCATCGGTAACTGTTGCTCCATCAGAGTGTGATGCAGCTGTTGTATTATCTGATCCTCTTGTTAATCCTGATAAAGTATTAGTACCAGTAGTATTCGTTGTATAAGCAATTCTTTCACTATCTATTAAAACTGTTCCTGATGACGGCATGGATGATGAACTTGCTAAAACTATACTAGATGAACCTGAAGTTAATGCTCCATCTAATGTGTTAAAAACTTCTCCAGCAACAGTACCACCCCAAAGACCTAGTCCCCAACCAGCAGCTGATTCTTCAACTGCAGGTCCTATTGAATAAAAATGTTTAACTCTTATTCCACCTGATGTGGACGCTCCTGATCCAGATTCAGCGGATCCCATTTCAACTGTGATCGTTGTAGAAGTTGGAACGGATGTGACCATAAAATTTGTATCATCAAAATCATCGGAGTCAAAATTAGAATTAGTAATAGATGAAAAATTATCACAACGAATAATGTCATACTTAGAAATATTATGATCGGATGCAAAAGTTATAGTAACTGTAGCATCACTTTGTGTTGTTGTAAAAGCGCTAGTTAATGTTGTTGTACTTTTAAGAGGAGTAATGTCATAAAAAATTCCTCCAGAATATACATATAAAAATCTGTTTGTACCAAGGGCTGCATACTTAATGCCACTGGCATTGACGAAATGATGAAGTGCCGTGTTTCTTCCTGTTAAAGTGTTAGATCCTAATTGAGCCCATCCACCTATTTTTTCTGGTGTGGCATATCTAAATCTAACATAGTCACCACCAACCCATTGACCCTCGCCACCGGTTGCTGTAACTTGTTTATTAAATCCAGGCTGAATTTTAATTTTTTGTAGCATTTATACCTCTATTTTATCCCATGATGTAGTGGATTCATTCCATTCATATCTTCCAATAATTGTGTTAAGACCATCTATTATCTCATATTCATCATTAGGCCTTGAAACTGGTGCTTCCCATAAACAAGTTGATTCATTCAAAGTCCAACTTGCATATTTCTTTGCAGGAATAAACGCATCTCTTGTTTCATCATATGTATATCCTTTTCCTGCGTAATTTTTTCTAAATGGTGTTTTGCCTTTCGTATGGATTCCACCATATGTATTATAAGAAGTTCTTTTCCATGTGCCACCAAGTAAATTAACACAAAATGCAATTCCTATAGATTCTACTTCATTACCGCTTTCATCTTGTGTATCTCTATCAGATACAGCAATAACCTGTGTAACTACATTTGATTCATTTAATTGTGCAAAATATGCCATATATTTCCTCTACTTAAATGGTGGTCCTAGAAACCATGCTACCAAAGAATATCGTATTCCTTTTGTAACAGGTGCTACTTGATGATGCATAAATGAGGGAAAAAAAATAATAGAACCTCTTGTTGAAAATTCAGGAGTAGCGATAGAAACATCACCTTGGTTAAAGAAGCCGAATTGAAAGTTTCCCCCTTCATAATCATCATTTAAAAGAATAGTCATACTTATTTTCCTAACAGTTTTATCTAAAAATTTATTTTTAGGTAGATTATATGCAGATAAAGAATCACTATGTCCATCTATATGCCACCCAAAAAAATCATCCTTTTTATATTTTGTTAATTGGGGAGTTTCACACGCTGCAATATCAAAATTCCAACCTGATTTATTATTCGCCTCCGCCATAAAAGGATTTATAAAATTATAAACCCAATCTTCATCTATCCAAGCAACTTTACTTTGCCTTCTTTTTTTATCTACTTCAGCATCTTCTGAATATAATATATTTCTTCCTTTTACTCGTTCCTCTTCAGTAGGTTCAATATCCTTACCTACCTCACCTTTCATAAATTTATTTTTTCCTAGTGCTATAAGTTTTTCACACACAGAATCATCAACGGCATTAATAAAATAATACCAATCATTAATCAATTTCATTCATTCACCCTTTAATTATCTAGTTATTAGTTATTGAAATTTGTATTTTACTATTACTATTCCTTTACCACCAGCACCGCCAGGTTGATTATATGGACCCCAATAGTTTCCAGAGCCACCTCCTCCACCACCAGAGTTTGCGCC